TTTTTCAATTTTTAAAAAAAATCCCTTAATTACAAAAACATGAAATTACAAGATTACAAAATTACAAATCTGTGCAAAACCTGTGTATAACTTTTTTAACTATGCTTAAATAATGTGTATAACATGTTAATAACGTGTAATTTCTATCAAATTACAAGAAATTACAAACCGTGATTAACTCGCTGTAATGACTGAAACTGCATAGTTTCCTGTTGTTGAGGATACCATGGAGGCTACTCGAACGTAAAGAGTTCCTGTCGCATTTATGTTATATGTGGTGTTGGTCGTAGTAGCTACATCAATATACGTTTGGTTATCTGTACTTTTTTGTATTTTATAGATAGTTACATTATTGACAGGATTCCATTTTACTACAACAACACCAGAATTAGGCGTGTTTGTTAATAGTAAGCCCCCAATATTTTGTGGTAAAGGTAATGTGTTAGGTTCTTCCGTGCTTCTTATTGGCGGTGTTCCTGAGTCTGCTGTATAATTAGATGGGATGTATGGAGCACATTCAATAGAGTACGTCCTATTTCCTTTACTTGTAATTTTTGTGACAACACATAATTGGCTTATGTTAGTAGCTATCCCAATTTGGAAAACAGCAGGTATTTTATTGCTTTTTTCTAAAACAATGCCTCCTATGTTAGGAATAGGTTTAAATTTGTATTTGTCATTATTATATTGTTGCGCCTCATACGACACATCCATCGTCCCTGTAACATCTCCATTTTCAAATAGGAATCTAACGTAGTATGTTCCAGAATTACTAAAATCAATGGGTTGATTAGATGTTACTATCGTTTCGTTATTAATGGTTTCAACCTTAACCACTTGCCCACTTTGCCCCCAGCTTGGTAAGTCATGGGTTACGCTTATTACACTTCCATAAGAGGGGATCTGGCCTCTATCGTCAGTATCAAAGGTAATTAATTTATTGTTATTCTCTAACACTGCTTGCATATATTGCGCCTCTCTCCATGCTTGGTAGTATTGAGTAACCCCAAAAAGCGTCACCTCTTTATAATTCCCTGCATTTTCTTTAGTGTATATTTTAGCAGGCTGGTAATTATTTTCCTCATCAATATAATTGACTATATAGGCTTTATAATCATTTTTTTTGAAAAAAACGTATTCCATATTAAAACTATTAGGCAACATATTATCGGGAGTAAATATCATTTCATATGCTGTCTGTGCTTGATCCCGAACAAATGTTAATTTATTACCTATTAATACAGGTCTAGCCCTCCCAGCCCTTGCAACCTTGGTTAATGCTTCCCATACGGTAATCGTTGAATCGAAAACACCATCAAAGGCATCATCGTATAATGAGTAACTAGACCATATATTATCTAATTCAACCAAAGTAACTAAATCAAGCGTACTATCATGTTTAGATGCGCCGTAAGATGATAACCATATATCAGCTAACGCCCACGCAATTGATCGGGTAGCCGTTAAATTACTCCATGATCCGTTACTATATTTTATTAATTTTCGTTCAGACAATACCCCGATCTTGTTATCAAGTAAGTTAGGGTTATTACTTGCTGTAACAATTTTTACTTTTAACAAATCTACGTTAGGGAAATACTCTTGTTTTGGGTATACTATTTTGATTCTATCAATCACCACATCATCAGAATAATCGGCTAAATAATGATTACTATTGGCTACATACAACATTACCTGATATTGTGGGTATATATTTATTTCGTAATCGTCATATCTAAACAAATTCAATCTTACTGTTTTGTATACTGTGTTAGTTTGGGGAGTATATAGATAAAAATCGTTCTTAAACACTAGATCATTATCTAATCTAGGGTATCCAGTAGACACAAAAGCCACCGCATCATGTAACTTTAACGTTCCTGTTTTTGGTGTTAAAAATCGTACAGCATTACTATTAACGTAATCTATATCACTTGTTGGTACAACCGTCCCATTATGCGTAAAATAATAATTATCACTAGATGTTTTTGTAGGGAATTTTAAGCCTGATATATCGTTTTCAATTCCCCACCAACTGCCTGGATTAGGTAAGGTAAACTGATAATTATCAGAGGTACTTGTCACCTCAATCTCATACACCCACTTATAATATGATGAGACAGTAGGCTTTAAGTAACCAGAAATATTTTTGTGTATTTGGTACACTTGGTTATTTTGTTTCATGTAAAAACCGTTAAGGCTTTTTAAATCAATTTCAAGGTAAACATCACCTGTATACGGTGTTTCGATTGTAAATACTTCGGTTGCTGTGCCGTTTACTAGATAAGGGTTTTTGTTTAAATCTGAATCTGTTGAAGATAACAAAGAATAAAAAGGATTCTCATAATAATCACCGTCACGATACAAAACAGCAAAAATCGTATCATCTGCCTGAGTCCAAGCAGACGTGTCAGCCAAGGTCAACCTCGCATCGGTCACAGCTGTAATTTCAAAAACACCATTAAAGGCGGTATTCTCATCACTCCATATTCTGACAAAATCCCCAATATTGAATTTATATGTAAGATAATGATCTGAATTTGGGAATGTTATGTGTTTATTTGTTTTATGAAAATTAATCGCTGTGTAAGACACCCTACTTCTTGCAGGACTTTTAAAAGAAACACTGTTAAATTCCTTAACAGTATACACCAACGTTTCTGTATTAGTTACTTGAGTGTTTGGCGTAAACTGTGTATAACTTACATTTTCATTACCTAATATTCTCGTTTTTCCCGAATATAATTGGTGTATAACATGTTCGCCATGACCTAAACTTAACAAGTATTCGGTAACAAGTTTTGAATCTTCAAAATATTGATACGGTGCTGTTGCTAGGTCTGGAAACCATTTTAGTTTACCATATTGTGACGGTATAGGTTCACCAATCCTAGATAAATTCCGCTGTGCATTAAAATTATATGCACCGCCTACAGGCCTGTTAAGATTAGTTTGTAAGTCTTCTGGCTCTGGTATAAATATAGATGCAATTAATTTAAACGTATTCAAAAACCCAACAAAAGGAATAAAACTTTTAGCAATATCTTTAATTCCAATATCACCTTGAGGAAATTCGTATATATTAAATGTATCACCATAACTTAAATTAAAATCTAAATCCTGTATTACATAATTTTTTTTATTTATCTTAAATGTTAATACTGGAATTTCTTTATTTTTGTAATAATCTAAAATGAAATTTTGGGCATTAATATTTTCATCAGTGACAATTTTTTGAAATTCAAAAATATTAAAAGGGTTATTATGTATTTTTATTACTACACTCATAAAATTCAACTCGATTATATAATAATTTTATTTTACTTAATCTATTATACACCACGCCCACGCCATTAGTACAATGTAACACCCCACCATCAATATATACACCTACATGATGCGCTTTTGTTACCTTTCCAAGCAAAACAACACAATTATTTACAGGGCTTTGTATTTTTTCCCAAAATGGTGTTATTTTTTCTTTTTGGATTGTCTCAATAACTTCTTTTGAATTATCAATGGTTACATCATAATCGATTACATCTATATTTAATTCATTTTTATAATAATGCTTCAAAAATCCCCAACAATCAAAACCTTGTATATCTCTACCACCAACAACAAAAGGAATTCCAATATATCGGCAATAATCATGCATTGATTATTAAACTTAAAAAATCTTTAGTATAATTAACATTCAAGAACCGTTTATTTTGTAAGGCTACCATTTCGGCCGTTCCCGATATTGTTTGGTTGTTAATTGTTACGCTAGTTAATTCTAATTCTAAGGGCGTGCTTTTTGGTTCGCTTGTATCATCACTTAAATATACTCTATAGGTCACTATGATAGGGTTATTATTTGTATCCTCAACCGCTGTACTTAATAAATTAACAAGTTCAAGATTAACCGCATCGATAGTAATACCTAACGTTTGATTTCCGTTATCATCTTTTGATGGTTCAGTGATTTCAAAAGCGTACTTTTTGAATGTAACATTTCCTGCACTATTTTCAAGTCCTGCAGTTAAATCTTGAAAATCATTAACTATATAATAAGGATTAGTGAATGTTGTATGTTTAATTTCCAAAGTATCCAGCTTAACAGCACTACCACTAGATGCATAATACGCTTTTAAGTCGTTACTAATAGTCATTTTAGGTTTTTAAGGCGTCTAATTCTCTTTTTAACTCTTGCACACTAGCAACAAGCAAGGGGACAATTTTGCTTTGGTCTATAGCTTGGTATTCGGGGTTGCCTTCTTCGTCTACGGCGTCTTTCTTCCCTGTTACAGATTCGGGGATTATATCTTGTACTTCGTGAGCAAGAAACCCGTCTACAATTTCGTTTTTATTTTCTAAAAAATTAAACCTACTTGGTTTCAATTTCATTAATCTTGATACAGCATCATCAATATTAGTTACATTTTCTTTCAGTCGATAATCTGAGCTTGTATTGTATGATGTTGCTGTTGTTGATACTGATATAGAGCCTTTATTTACGCCGTTTAAGCGGAAATCATGGACTGTTCCCCCTGAGCTATCTGTTCGGTTCCAATAGGCCACAGTTTGACCGCTGGAGGCCATGATCAATTGCGAATTATTAGTCATTAAAAACCCGTGTCCTGTTGATTGCCCCCCCATGTCATTAGTATTATTAACTGCCAAGCCACCTGTAGCTGGTATTCTCATTCGCTCATAAATTGTGGAGAACCCATTTCCTGAAGCTCCTGTAGTTGTACCAAAAATTAAATGAGATCCTTCATTATCGCCATCTGCTAATGCTCTAATTCCTGCTACTGTATGATTGTCAGAGGCATTAAATATAATATCACCAATCGAACCAGTTGTATTTGTGTTGGTTCGTTGCATTGTTAGAATTGTAGAACCGCCTGACGTAGCGAGGTGCATTAAGCTGATTGGTGATGATGTTCCAATCCCTACCCGCCCATTAGTGGAATCAACTTTTAACGTTGATATATCAAACGTAGCATCTCCACTAACTGTTAAGCTAGTTAATGTTCCAACACTAGTGATATTAGTTTGTGATGCTGTTGATAAAGTGCCTTCAAATAACGTAGCTGTTAGTGTCCCTGTGCTTGGATTATAATAAAAATCACCATCACTTTCTAGACCTACGTTACCTATTGAGTTCCCATCCTCAATAAATGGGATTAGATTATTTTCGTTTTCTGATTCGTTATCTACAACAAAAACATGAGTTGAATTTGTTGCTGTTCCAGTAACATCACCAGTTACATTTCCAGTTAAATCCCCTGTAAACGTACCAGAAAAAGTTCCGCTCACATTCAAATTTTGAAAATCTGTTTGTAAAATTGCCCATTTTCCGCTAGATAAATCCGTTGAAAATGTTCCGCTGGTGTGTGTAACTAAACACACATATAATACACTACTTTCTGATACAACATCCTTGACTGAGTAACTATATGCTGTTTGCCATGCCCCTAGTGAGTTATACGCTTTTAACTCTGCTAAATATCCCGATACTGTTTTAACTGTTGAATTGTCTAAGGTTACAGTATCAGTCTCAGCCCCATTGACTATATCATCCCACCGCCCTAAATTCGTGGTTAATTTGTCAATTTGTGCTTGTGTTGGATTAGTCATTTATTATTAGCTCCCTGCATACCCGCTATTAGCGTAGGTTTGGTTAATTGCTACATCCAACTTATTAATATAAGTTGAGGCTTTGTCAAACCCTCTTACCCCGCCAAGTGACGATATAAGCCCTTCAATAACTTCATTATAATCTAAGCCTATCGCCATTTCAACTGCTTCTATAGTTGCTTCAACGCGATATAAATTCCCTGTCATCGTGTAGGCAGGTGGACTAGTAAACCTACATTCATGAGACGTATTCGCTCCTACCCCCACCGCAATATCCATATTAAAATAATTAAGCCCACAATCTAGCGTATCTTTATACCAGGCTTGGAAATAACTTAAACTACTTTGATCTAGTAGTAAATTAAAATTCAAGTCAAGGGGTACGGAAGTAAACCGTTTTCGGGCAACTCTATACCCACTATCCATATCAGTAAATATAATACGTTGCCTTTCTTGGTGCCGATTACCATTAACTAAACATTTCGGTAAAATTTCTTTTGGATAATCTATACTAGCCATGCTTAATAACTCCCATACGCCCTATTCATACCATAAGTATTACTTAACGCCTTGTTTAATGCTCCTGTACCTGAGTTTATACCTTGCGCTATAGAATTTTCAACACTTTCAATAATCACTTTTAAATTAACTCCACCCATACCATCGCTTTGTTGTTCAACTTTGGCACTCTGACCTTCCAGATTATACACATTAACGTTTACTTTTGCACTTGACCCGCCACCCGATATATCACTATTAGGTATGATCCTACCTGCACTATTCCCCATTTGTAATATTTCTGGTCCATTCTCACCAACTAGATACCCCCCATTAGGGTATATTGACCCTCCCACTGCTCTAGGTGTATAGCTTTGATTAGCTATCGCACTGGCTTGTACAGCCATTGCACCACCAGCAATCCCCGCAAAAAGAGCGCCTACTACAGGAGATCCCACCGCTGTACCGTAAGCATAAGCATTTGCTACAGCTTCGGGTGTTTTAATTGCAATATTGGCTATTGCTAACGCCTTATTTAATTCGAAAAACTCTTTTGAATGTTGACTTGCTAGTTGAATTTGTTGTGCAAAATTTTCCCCTGCTTGTTGTAATCCTGCATTGTCAATATTTCCTTTTTCGTCAACATATTTTTTTTCAAAAGCTTTCCTTGAATTATTGTACCACTCATCTATTTTAAGCATGGCATACGCTTTTTTCTGTTTGTTTTTTATTTCTTCATCGTCTATATTTTTTATTCTCTTTAGCCTTGTTTGTTCTTCTTGTGTTATTTTTGCAGTTATATCATTTTGAAATCTTGTAACAAACTTTTTTGTTTTTTCCTGTGCTTTTTTAACCGAGTTAAAGATTTTACTTGATTTATCTGCAATAATTTGTGTTGTTTCTCCTGCGGATTCTTTACTAGTTTCCTTGACTTTTTTAAAAAATATACCTAAATACTTACTTGCGTTTTCGAACATTTTAGAAAATATAGTTGAATTTTTAACGACAGAATTAACGGTATCACCCACCACACTCATAACCTTGTTAATAAGTTCGCTTTGCTTCGTTATCCTTTTTAAAGTCTCAAAAAAAACTTCTACGTAAATATTGATATTAGATATATGTTCCACAGATTTAAACATTACATTGCCTAGCGTTTCAGTTATTCCGGTGGCTGTGTTAATTTTATCAATTAGTTGTCCAACACCTAATTTTACACGAGTAAAACCCCTACTCATATTCATAGGTAAATTTTGAGCTTTTTTGTTTATTTCATCGGTTTGACTAATTAAAGCATCAAATACATCTTTAGATGTCAATTTCCCCTCTTTTTTTAGTTTGATTAGTTCACCCCTAGTAATTCCCATACCATCTGCCATATATTGAGCAATGGCTGGAATCCCCTCAAGAACACTTTGAAATTCTTGAGCTTGAAATGTGCCAGAAATCAAACCTTGGGAGAATTGCAACATTGCACTATTCATCTGCCCAACATCTGAATTACTAATCATACCTAATTGAGTAAGGGCTTTAGTTAAGTTGACCATTTCGCCAGTGGTGGCACCAACCGTATCTTTTGCAAAAAGCATTTTTTGAAATCCTCCTGCTGTTGATTGTATTGATGTCCCTGTTGATTCGCTAATTTTCTGTAACTCGGTAAAAACTACCTTACTTGCTTCAACATCTCCTATCATTGCATTTATTCGGTTTTTCAACATTTGAAAACTATCCGCAGTTTTCAGAATCTGTCTAGACGTTTCCGCTACAATTAAACCCTTGATAGCCCTGCTTAATGTAATTGCCGATCTAGTTGCACTTCCAAAAGACTTTTTACTTTTTGTTTCAAAGTTTTTAACGTCTTTATTAGCCCTATTTAATCCTGTTGTATTAACACCAAGTTGATAATATATATTACCTAAATTCACAGTCATCTAAACTTATTCCTTGATTTTGCTTTTGCTTCGGCTTCTTTCATTTCCCGCTCTTGCATTTTTGCTTTTATTTCAAAATATGCAATCCACTCCATAACCTCATTATAAGGCATTTGGGTTTCTAATTCAAAAACAGTTTTGCCCAACTTTTCGGCGAGGCTAAATAGATTATACCTTTGAGTTAATTCATAAGTGTTAGTTTCGGGATTGAATTGCTCTAGTTTTTTTTTGCTTCGTCGAAAGTGATATCATGTAACGCTGAAATTTCAGAAAACAAAATATCAACATATCCACCCGATACACAATTTTTTAAAGTTTCTTTATCTGTTTCATCATATATTTTTTCGTTTGTATTTGGGACATAACAACTAAATATAATTGAGTTAATTTGATATTCAATATAATCTACTTGGTTTGTATCTTTATTTAACGATTTACTTGTCAACATGTTTCTATCTGCAACACTCAACTGCTTTATTTCAATTTCAATCCCCTGTATTTTAACTACTCGTGATCCAAAATCTTGTGCTAACCCTAACGTTGCTTTTCTTATTTCATCTCTTGTAATTTTTGCCATTCTCTCTCTTCTCCTCTCTTAATTTTTTTTAGTTTCTACTAAACGTTTTTCCTTCCTCATCATCACCCGATAAATCAAACGTTAAAGTATCTTCAATTAAGGAATTAATATCAATGGTCTGATCTTTACCACTCAGAATAAACCACCCTCTATATACCTTAGTTGATACAGGGGCAACCTCTACTACTATAGGGTTTCCGCTATTTAATATAGTAACAAAATCACCACTTAAATCATCAAACCTGCTTACTGTAATATTAACGTCTTTGATTCCTAACTCTTTTGTTTCAAATCCTACATTGCTTTGATCTGTGGATGTGAAAAGCTGGTTTGTTCTATTCATTGTTGCCTCATACCCCCCAGCAATTAACGCTGTGGGTAAATAATCACCATCAACGGTAATGCTTCCAGTCTTTGACGTTGAAAACGTAACTTTCCCAAAAAGATAATCAATGCTTGAAATATCACTTGATGATATTTCAACAGAATCCTCGTAAAATGTAAATGTGCTTAACCTGTTCCATACCTGCTTAGAATCTATGTCTATCTGGTACGTATTACCAGTAACTACCGTCATAGATTCCCCAGTGAATGACGTACTAGTTCCCGATTTTCTAAATTTAGCTTGGTATCCTGCCGTTCCAGTCATTTGCGTTATGCGTTGTCTGCTGTCACAGCTCCGTTGCCTTGAAAACTAACACTAACCGATATTTTATCGCTCACTGGACTTGATATAGAAAAGTTCTCAACTACAACTGGGACTTT